TATTATCATCCGCGGTGAGAAACTTCCCTGAAGGATTCTTACCTTGGATAAGGTACAACCACCCGGTCACACCGATGACATAAAGAGCCACAGAGTTGTCATGGACCCATTGAAGACCATGCCTTACAGCATGGTACTCAGGACCAGGACACCTACGATGTAGCCCCTCATTTCTGTTTCTGTCAATAACTGTCTGGATCGCGTCGCAGACCGAAGCTTCCATGTGACTTACGTCAAAACAATGAAAATCAGGGTCCGCGTCTTTATCGCGTTCTCCAGACGACAGATACAAAGCCAACCGGTTCCACCCTCCATACCACGGCGACATTCCAACCGCCGACCACTGCTGATGATCAGCCATACTCAGGAACACCTCGTGCTGAGGCCCATACAACATGACAGTGACGAGATAAAGCACCAAGTCGCCACACATGAACGTACGAGTCTTACGTTTTTTCTTGTCCTCCGCCAGAAGCTTATCCACCGTTCGCAATTCACCTTTCGGTGAAACTTGATAGTAGACATGCCTCCAGCAGAAATATTTACCAGGACGGTACTCGAACTGCACCTCGAACTTCCCTGTGGACAGAATCTGCCACACTATCTCTACTAACAGGTCTTTATCTCCCTCCCAAGCAGGACCTTTCTCCTTATACTTGAGATTGAGTGGAAAACCCGGAGATGTGGTTTTATCCATCCACTTGACCGCCTCATGTAAGGCAAGCCACACACTATTCCGCGATCCATCGAACAAACGCACGAGGGTACGCGCTTCCATGTAGGGACGCACGATCTTTGAAAATGCTCCAACAGCTAACTCCCACGACTTCCCATCCGGGCACCACTCATACGCGTGAACATTCTTCTCAAAATCATTTTCCAGCATATCTCTATTGAAGACAGCTGGAGCATAATTAAAGGGAATCCCGAGACCGGGCTCATCCTTTTGCTCACTCGTCTGAACGAGCTCAATCAACTCCACATTGGTCGGTGGTTGGTAGTCCCCCAGTATACCGTTCGTGATCCTGCGAATAACAAAAGCAGTATCATAAACGTCGACCAAACTATCATACTGAGGGACTACTAGTTTTTTGGCTCGGTTTGGCAAAACCACGGATTGGCTGTCACAGGATAGAACAGGAGGAACACATTTTGTCTAGCCTTAACCAAGGACCCCTGGTGTATGCCGATGCAATAACCATCAGCATCAAACACCGGAGACCCCGAGTCAGACTTTACTGTGTTCAACGTGTTTCGCACCACACCCGTAGCATGATCAACGGATATTACTCCGCCAACTTCAACTACAGGCATAGGCGACCCATGCAGATTATCCCGGGGGGAACGAAGCATTCTAACCGTCTTATCGTCTTTTTGGTACTTCCTCATCCAAACACGGTGTTTTTGAGCCACCATGTTGAACTCCATACTTAGGACACGGAATTTACAGAAATCATGTTCTTGCCCCTGGGCTAACTGCTCTGCTCTAGGACAGACAACAGTCTTTGGATCTATATTCGAAACAGAACCATCCGCACAACGCACAACCATTTCATCCAGGGAAAATCTTGGCATCCCCGAATTATCAAACAACACATGACGTGCCGTCAGAAAGCCATACGCCGTAGAGACGGCTGAACCAAACTGCACAAGGTCACCGTCGACCTGCTTACAAACTGCGTAGAAACATAGGGGGTCAAT